CAACCCCAAATGGTGGAGCAGATAGTTTAGACTTTGGCTGCGCCCAGACTGCTATTGTTGCTACAGTCACAGGTACAGAGGTTTCTAGTGGCGAGGGCAAGTTAGAATTAAAGACCACTACTAGCGGTACTTCGGCAGCTAAAGTCACGGTAGCTGCTAATGGTGCAGTTACTTTAGCTTCTCCTGAGTTATCAAATCTAGCAGTAGAACTGCAAACAGCACAAGCAACAACAAGTGGTACTGCCTTTAATTTCACTGGAATACCTGCTACAGTTAAGCGGATTAATGTATTGTTTAATGAGGTGAGTACGAATGGTAGTTCTCCTGTGATAATTCGACTTGGGGATGCTGGCGGAGTAGAAACATCAGGTTATATTTCTAATAGTTGGACAGCAAATACCAATAATATAGCAAGCACAGCAGGATTTCATCTTGGTGGTAGCGGTGGAGGAACTTGGGAAAGAAGCGGAATTGCTACAATTTCTACAATTAGTTCTAATCGTTGGATATTTACCTACTTAGGTAGTGCTGGATCAGCAGGTGGTGCTGAAGTAGCAGGAGGATCAAAATCCACATCAGCCACCCTAGATAGATTACAAATAACAACAATTAATGGCTCAGATGCTTTCGATGCAGGTTCAGTAAACATCTCTTGGGAGTATTAAAATATGGCATCTAGCATAGAAACTACAAGCACTACAACTACACTAAAGAATAATGGTAATACTTATCTAAGTGCAGATACTAATGACGTTGTGGCATTAGCAAATCCATTACCAGTAGCATCTGGTGGGACAGGATCAACAACTGGTAGTGTATATCTGCAAACAGTGCAAGCAACAACTAGTGGAACTGCCAAGGATTTCACAAGTATACCTACTGGGGTTAATAGAATAACTGTGTCATACCTATCTATTTCATCTGCTGCCACAAGTAACTATATTATTCAACTTGGCGCAGGCGGACTAAAAACTTCTGGTTATGTGAGTAACCTGTGTCATATAGCCCCTAGTATATCAGAGTCACAACTTACGAATGGTTTTGCTGTGGGAAAAGAAGTAGGCGCAGGAGGTAATATTTCTGGAGTTGCCACCTGTATTAGACACACTGGCAATACATGGATTTATACAGCATCAACGGCTGAGAATGATGATACTCAAAACCATTTTGGCGCAGGGTCAGTGGTATTGGGTGCTGCGCTTGATCAAATTAGATTTACATCTGCTGGGGGAGATACATTTGATGCAGGTTCAGTAAACATTTCTTGGGAGTTTTAAAATATGGCATCTAGCATAGAAACTACAAGCACAACAACTACACTAAAGAATAATGGTAATACTTATCTAAGTGCAGATACTAATGACGTTGTGGCATTAGCAAATCCATTACCAATAGCATCTGGTGGGACAGGTTCAGATGATGGTGCTATATACCTACAAACAGCAGTAGCTGCTACTAGCGGCGCTACTAAGGATTTCACTGGCATACCTGCTGGTGTTAAAAGAGTTACTTTGAACCTTACGGGGGTTAGTACAACTGGCAATAGTCCAGTAGTGGTACAAATAGGCCCGTCTGGTGGGGTAGAAACTAGTGGATATTTAGGGTGTAACTTTTGTTCAGCAGCTTCAGGTTTTGGTAATGCAGCCCATACAGCATATTTCTCACTTACGCAAACGGCAGATGGTGGCAATCTTGCATCATCAGTACGAAACGGGTCATTAACCTTTAATCTACTGGAAGCTTCTTCCAATACATGGACTGTTACGGGGATTATAAGTCACTCGGATGTTGATGCTAATGTATTTACAAGTGGTTCAAAACCACTAGCAGGAGCATTAAGTATAGTACGCTTAACTACAGCTGGCGGTTCACATACTTTCGATGCAGGTAAAGTATCAGTTTCATGGGAGTTTTAAATAGTGGCATCTAGTATTGAAACTACAGACACAACCACTACGCTAAAGAACAACGGCAATACTTATCTAAGTGTAGATACTAATGACGTTGTGGCATTAGCAAATGTTTTACCCATTGCAAGTGGAGGAACAGGTTCAGATGATGGTGCTATATATCTACAAACAGCAGTAGCTTCTACTAGTGGTGCTACAATTGATTTCACTTCAATACCAGCCGGAGTTAAGAGAATTAGTATTCACTTAGTTGGCGTGTCAACATCTGGAGGTTCGGATTATCTGATTCAACTTGGCGATGCAGGAGGAATAGAGACAAGCGGGTATCTTGGTTCTTCGGGTAGGCTTGTTACTGGAACTAATGGATTAAGATATACTGCTGGGTTCGGTATTAATAATGGCGCTCAAGCTGCAGGGTATATAACTCATGGGTCAATGGTATGTTCGCTAGTAAAAGCATCTACCTTCACTTGGGTTGCTAATGGTGTCTTTGGAGGATCAGATTCTTATACCAATACCGTTTCTGGCGGTTCAAAATCCACATCAGCCACCCTAGACCGAGTACGACTAACTACTGTTAACGGATCAGATACTTTTGATGCAGGTTTAGTAACAATTTCTTGGGAGTTTTAAATAGTGACAACTACAATATACTAGGATAAGGGTGCAACCCTTAAACATTATAAATATGTATAAAGGGGAAAGAGTATGGCCATACCATCAACAAAAGCAACATTAAAAACATACTGCCTTAGAGCTCTAGGTTTCGGTGTTATCGATATCAATGTTTCAGACGATCAGATAGATGACCGCTTAGACGAAGCACTTCAATACTTCTCACAATATCATTATGATGGTATTGAAAGAATGTATCTTAAACATCTCATAACATCAGCTGATGTTGCTCGCGCAAGAGGAAACTCAGACGCTATTGCAACAGATATAGTGGATACCAGTGTAACTGCAACTTGGAGCGAAGGAAACAATTGGATTCCCGTTCCAAACTCTGTGGTATCTGTTACAAGAGTATTTCCATTCACTAACACAGGTGGTGGCGGTAGTATGTTTGATATTCGCTATCAATTACGATTAAACGACCTATTTGATTTCTCATCAACATCTGTTATTCAATACGAAATGACAATGCAGAATTTAGATTTGCTCGAACATATTCTTGTTGGTGAAACACCTATTCGTTTTAACCAACATCAGGGCCGTCTTTATGTTGATATGGATTGGCAAAATGATGTAACTGCTGATGTAGACTATATGGTTATTGAGTGTTATCGAAAATTAGACCCAGATTCATTTACAGATATCTATGATGATATTTATTTAAAAAGATATGCAACCGCACTTATCAAAAGACAGTGGGGTGCAAACTTATCCAAGTTCTCAGGAGTTGCAATGTTGGGTGGTGTTACCATGAATGGTGAAACCATATTCAGTCAAGCAACAGAAGAATTAGAAAAATTAGAAGAACAAATCCAATTGGCATTTGAATTACCAATCAATTATATGATAGGTTAACCAATGGCAGTTAACTCATTTTTTCACACAAGTAATGTCGCCGCGATAGCAACAGAACAATCTCTTTATAGTAATCTTATAAAAGAAGCAATACAGATTTATGGCCATGATGTTTATTATCTTGACCGTACATCAGTTGCAGAAGATACTGTATTTGGAGAAGATTCTCTAACTAAGTTTACACAACAACACCCTATAGAAATGTACATTGAAGATTCTGAAGGTGGGTTTGCTGGTGAAAAAGAAATAATGAGTCAATTTGGTTTACAAAATTTAAGCGAAGTTACTTTCGTTGTTAACAAAATAAGATTTCAAGAACTAGACAGACAGATGCAAATAGAAACCGCGACAGATACAACTTCTGGCGGTTCTATATTATTAGAAGAAGCAACAATAAATCAGACAGGTAATTCATCTACTCTGTCAACTGCATCAGGCGATTCTAATTTTTACATTATACAAGATACATCTGCGACAGATGCAGATAGACCAAACGAAGGTGATGTAGTATATCACCCTGTACTTGATAAGATGTTTCAAGTTAATTTTGTAGATCACGATGAGCCATTTTATCAACTGGACAACAATCCAGTTTACAAATTAAGGTGTCGTCTGTATGATTACAGTTCAGAAGTTATTGATACAGGTATCGCAGACATTGATGCAATTGAAGATGAACTATCGACAGATGCTTTAATCTATCAATTTACTTTAGAACAAGGTACTCAAGTTGGTGAATCATTAACTATTGATAGTGATTTATATACTGTTGATATAACTAATGTTACTGTAGATGCTACAACAGTTAGTGCAGGTGAAGATGCTGCATCGTTTGGAGGTGGTAGTATTGTGCTTGAAAACTCAGCTGATAGTAGTGACTCACAGTACTTATTACAAGAAGATGCTAAATCTGTTGGAGACTATATAACAGATAAAACTGCACAGAACGAATTATTTAGCGCACAAAGTGCCACAGTTTTGGACTTTAGTGAATCCAATCCATTTGGTGATCCTAAATGATTATAAATAGTATTAGGAGAATTTAATGGCAAATCAATCACTTGGATTAGGTACTGAGGCAAATGATGGAACAGGGGATACTCTACGAGTAGCCTCTGATAAAATCAACGATAACTTTTTAGAGATTTATACTTTAATTGGGGATGAATCGTCTTTAACTACGGGTATCAGTGCAACCGCATCAGTAGTAACTTTAACTGCGCCAACAATTACAGGTGTAGTTGGTGGAACGCAAACTTCGGCAACGATTACAACTCTAACAGGAACTACTTTAAACGCTGGAACTCTTGCTATAGCTGCTGGTTCTATTACAGATAGTTCTGGTGCAATTTCCTTTGGTAATGAGAATCTAACAACAACAGGGACAATTACTGGCGCTCTTGCTACAGCTGCCCAAACTGCAATTACTTCAGTGGGAACACTAACTGCACTTCAAGTTGATAAT